GAAGGGTTGCTATGATCCGCTGGCTATACGACCACTACATACTAACCAGCGTTATCAGTCTATACTATCTGGTACTGATTGGTTACGGGACGCTGCAAGTGTTTGAGAATCCCGATAGCCTGACCGCTCCGGCTGCATCGGCTTACTTGACGTTGATGGGGTTGCCAGCGGTTGTTACCGGGCTTCTAAAGTGGAGGTTTGATCGTGATAAATCCGATGGATCTGATTCGTAAGTTTGCCGCCAGTCCATTCAGCGGCTACCTTGCCATAGGCTTGCTGGTTGCGGCAGCCGGTGCCGGTTACTGGTTCTGGACGGAGCTTAAAGAGTTTGGTGGGCTTGAGCAGCGGGCGGAGGCTCAGGAGGAAACGATTGCCATTCAGAATGCACGATTGCAGGAGCTGGCTCGGTTGAATGACGAGAGGCAGTCGGCGTTGAGTGAGCAGATACGCAGGACTCAAAAGCTTGAGCGAGATGCCAAAGCCTATAGATTCGCTATTACGGAGGCGCGGAAGAATGCGGATAAAGTTACTCGCGAGTGCATGGCTCTGCATTTGGCTGACAGCTTGCAGTTTGGGCCAGAACGTCAAGACGGAAACGGTAGTGGTAAAGCCGGAGCCGGAGTGGATGGCTGATTGTGAAATACCGCTGCGGAATGGACGCACGCTTGGCGACTATTACGACTGGAGCTTTGAGCTATGGCAAAGCCTGAGACAGTGCAATGAGCGACAAAGAGCAGAGCGCCAGTTCTACCAGTCCCAATAAAGGCCCCATCAGACCCAAATTAGTACGCTTCGCAGAGGCCGCGTTTATCGTGGCCTTTTTTATGCTTGTCAAACTGTTAATGCTATACTGCGTGATATGTAACCAATGGGAGCGTATTAGATGGCGGGTTATAGCGATTTTGCCAACTCGGAACGACAAAAACAGATAGCCGAGTTGATGGATGAGGGATTGTCTAGCCGGAAGATAGCGGAGAAGGTTGGGGGCGATGATGGCAACGTCCGCGCTGCAATGGCAAAGATCAGAGATAGGGCAGAAAAGAAAGGCTATGATCCTGACCACGGAATAAACCGCCCCGTTTCCGCTAACTCGATATTGGGCCTGTCCGGCATGTCTGACATGCGCAAGAACGAGGATGGATTGCCGGTCTGGTACAAGTTCAGCAAAGATGCCGAAGAAGTAAACCGACGAATACGGGCGGCAGCCGAAACCTTCTCCAAAGACCTCCCGCAACTCCCCGAAGTCCCCGCCCCTGAAAATCAAGATTTCGACACTGACCTAATCCCGTGGTATCAAATCGGGGATGCGCACCTCGGGATGCTTGCGCATGAATCGCAAGTTGGCCATAACTTTGATCTGGATATAGCGGAGCGCGAACTAGCCTTTGCAATGGCTACCCTGATAGATCGCACACGGCCATGCGAGCGGTGCGTTATAAACGACCTTGGCGACGGCACTCACTTTGAGAACGAAGCCGGTATAACGTCTCACAGCGGCCATATGCTGGACACTTCCGCCCCGCTTTATGATGTTCTGGACACGTACTACCGGCTGATGCGCTACATTATTGAGGAGGCGCTTAAGAAGCACTGGTTTGTCGATGTGATCATCAACCAAGGCAACCATAGCCGTAATAACGATTGGGCGACTGCACTGCATCTCAGGCACTTCTACGCCAACAATCCCCGCGTTACTGTTCTTGATAACTCAACGGTATTTATCCCTTACCGCATGGGCAACACGTTTGTTTTGTGCCACCACACTGATAAATGCAAACCTGGCGCGCTGGCTGGCGTCATGGCGAATGACTTTGCGCAAGACTGGGGCGAAACCTTTTATCACTATATGGATGGCGGCCACGTTCACCATGGTCAGGCAAAGAAAGAGGCTAACGGCGCTATTTATGAGAGCTGGAATCAGATGGCCCCGTCTGACAAATATGCGCATGATGGCGGATGGCGCTCTCGCCAGTTTATAAGCATGGTATACCGCTCAAAAACATACGGGGAGAAAGGCCGAGAGACAATCACGGCGGAAGAGGTAAAGGATAAGCTCGAAAAATTAGCGCCTGGAACTACCGCTAAACGTCGCCGTAAAGTACATACTGTTTAGCCCCAAATCGGAATCTTTGCTACAATGCGAAGTATAAACCCAGCAACTTTACACAAGGCGTAGTGCAAGATGTCCGACCCAGTGCGAGATACCGTAGATAGACACGAACGAATCATAAACGAACTCCAGCGTGACGTTTATCAGATCTCGACTCGCATGGGCGTCATGGAAGAACGTCAAGACCGCACCATTGAAATCCTATCACGGATTGAGGGTAAGGTGGACGAAACCCGCAAGGAGATGAAGGAAACCCAGGAATGGATAAACCAAAGTAAAGGCGGGTTACGCTTTGGCAAATGGATTGCCGGTACTGCCGTTGCCGTCCTTGGCTTGGGCATTGCCTTTATCAAGTTCTTTAAGGGTGGCGGCTAATAATACCACCCCTGTGCCGGTTGGCTGACTACGGTTGGCATGGTTAGGAACTCTACTTCTTTTCCCTCAATAACAATCTCTGGCTTAGGCTTCGGTGCTTTGATCTTGCGCACCATAGCCTTATTCGGTGACGTAACGCCTAGCTCTTTCGCCCACTGACGCACCAAGCCACGGCTAACATTCAGCTCTTCCCCGATATCCTCCCACGACACATATTCGGCTGCCAGCTTCTCGCTAATGGCAATATCCTTTCTGATAGCCGCTTTCTTTTGCTCCGTCAGGTTGCGGGGGTCTCTGCCGTTACGCATATTCCGCACGCTGTCAGTTGACACCTTGTGGCGTTTTGCAATCGCCGGGCTGGTGTACGGCTCCATTTTCTTGCGATGCTCAAGGGCTGCAAGGATCATCTTTTCGCCCTTGGCACGGCGCGTTGCTCGGAACTCTTTGTCTTTTTGCTTGCGGTATTCGTCGGGTGTCATTTCAATTCTCCATCCAATAATTTCTGATTCCAGCGGTCAGCGGTTCTCTCTCCAACGCCAACCACTCTAGCAATGCCTTTCAATGTCCAGTCTCGCAATGCCTCTGCCTTGTGCTTTTTGTACTCAAACCTCATGCGCTTGACGTACTCTATTTCGTCCGGCGTCAGTTTGCTCCGGCTCATGTGGCAGTGTTCGGCGTGCACAATCGTAGCCTGCACAACTCCCATCTCATACGCCAAGCCTTGCTGACTTCTGCGATACATGAAGCGGTCAACGTTCGGCTTCTGCTTTAGCAGTTTGATTAATAGGCGTTGTTTGTCGGCTGGGAGGCGCATTTTATTTCTCCGGTTCGGCGGCTGGTGGCTGTGGGCGCTTGAGGCCTGTGGGCATCCAGTGGCTATCCCTGGGTGAGCCAAACTCCCAGTAGTTGCCCCGGAACCACTGCTTGGTCGAGGTGTCGAATATCCAGATTTTACCCTCGTAATCGCCATCAGATTTCACTGGCACTCGGTCAGCGCCACTGATAGGCCCATCAACCTGGGGCGTGGTGGGGGTGGAGAGTAGCCATTCGCGAAGGCGCTTCATTTCCTCGTTCCGGTAGAGTGAGGTCACGTAAATGTGCGGGCGGGTCAGGTTATGGCCGTTGGCCTTCAGGTAATCGTTTGCGCCAACTTCCGTGAAGCAGGCAGTTACAAATTCATCGACTTCTTTTAGCGCTACGCGCCGATAGGTTCCTGTCCCGGTTTCTTCATCGGTCAGCTCTATTTCATCCTCCCGCCAGAAATCTCCGTCAATGTCGTCATACATCTCGTTGAGCCGGTCTTGAATGTGATCATCGACCTCGCCATCTTCATTGCCCCATGAGATTCTGTCGTGATCGAACTCTTCATCGACTACAATTTCGCGCTTCTGGAAGACTACAAACAGCGGATCTTGCGTGATTCGGTTGTCCTGAGTTGCAAGGTTTTCGGACAGCTTACGCATCCACTCCGGCCCGGCGGGCTGAAGCGTGGCGGGGGTGGAGAGTAGGGCGTGAGCGCGGTCCATCATCGCCCTGTGCTTGTATGGCGCGTCTTCATCTACGCTCATTTCGTAGTCGTGCATTGCCTGCACCATTTCTTGAAGACACTCGCGCCACCCCTCCGGCACGGCGGGCTGGGGGTGGGTGTAGATCGGAAAGCCAACTCCAGTATTATTCTCCCACCAAAGGCGGCGGGAACGCCCGCTGACTTTTTGCACCTCAGTGGCGTCTTCACTCACCCATGCGAGGGGCTCCACACCCTGCCCACTTTGGGCGCGGGCGGCTTGCCATGCACAAGCCTCCTGCCACATGGCCCAAGCATCTTCCGTCTCAACGTCCCTGTACTCTCCAGTTTGGTCGGCAGGATTAGCGACCACCAGCTTATAACCAAGCCTCGCTGCCGCTTCTTCAAACGCTTCCCTCATGTCGCTCACACCTCACCCCCAAATACCGTAAACCGGCACTGCTTTGAATCCAGCGCTGCCTTGAGTCCAGCCCGATCTGCAAACGTAATCACCAGCGCGTTGTCGTAGCTGTCCTCGTCGTTGAAGTACAGGTTGCCCATGCACTGCACGTCGCCCTTGACCATTTCGCTGGCATCGGCAATATGGTCTGCCCGGGCATTCAGCGCTGATCTCAGGACCCGCTCCGCATCATTCCGGGCGGCTGCAACCACCATCGGGCTCCAGCTGTCCGGCCACTCGCTGCCGTCTTCCCAGGCCACCAGGCGCTGGGCTCCGGCTTCGATCATTTCCGGAGTGATAGATACTTCGCATGCTGAGCTATCAAGGATTCCTTGACAGTTGCCGTAGCTGCCACGGGCATTCCATCCAATGCGCACCAGCTCGATGCCCTCGAAGCTGAGCCCGGCAGTGCCGAGGTGCTTCTGTGCGTATTCTTCAAATGTCATAACATTCTCTCCTAATCGGATATTCCCACTCTGGCCGCCCGTCATCGTCACGGCCCTGGTATTCGAAGCCGGTCACTTCTACACAATCCACCTCACCCCCAACCGACTCCACCACATAATCAGCAAACACCGGCTGGACGGCGATGGCCAGGATGAATAACCCTAGCCATCCTAGACCGTGCTCAGAGCTTAAACGCACGGTAATAGCTCTCTATCTTGTCCATATCGTCACAACGCTCTGCAATCGACTCGCACGCCTTGGCGATGTACTGCCGATAGCAGGAGCGCAAAGCGTAGCCGTCAGAGGTGAAGTTCTGACGCAGACCGTCAAGCATTGGCGTAATCCAGTCATCGGTGTTTACGATGCTGTCAAACACCTCGTCCACTACGTCTTGATTGTCGTCAAAATATGCCTCAAACAAATCGTCCGCCAGCTTCTCGGTTGCCTCCTCAAGCTGCTGGTCTTGCGCGGCGAGTTGGTCTTGTTCGCGTTGCCATGCGTTAAGGGCTGCCAGGTTTCCGTCAGTGTTCATTTTATTATCTCCGTCACCATATCTCTCAAAACTGTAAACTCAGGCCCGTACTGCTCGTTAGCCTCGTCTACAACCGTGTGCTCGTTAATGCCGTATTCGTAAATGACAAACTCAGTGTATGGACTTGCCAGCACAAGGCGAAACAGTCTCATTTCTTGCCCAGCCTCTTTGCAAAGTCGCGCATGTTCACGCGGGTGTATGGCTTTACGGTTGGCACGAAAGATTCATAGCAGAGCCAAAGTGTGCCAACTAAGATCAGGAGTAAGCCGAGGTTGAATATCCAGTCTATCATTTGCCCGCCCTCGCTTGTTGGTCTGCCAGTTCTGCGCGTACTTTGTAGGCGACTTTGCGGAGATTGGCTCGCGCCTTGTTCATCTGGCCAAACCAAAACGCCTTACCATAACGCTCAGGATTCTTGTTTGCCGCGCCAATCATATCCATTGCAGCCCAAAGTTCGCGGCGGGCTTCGTTCAGTTCGCTGTATCGGTTGCTGCTGTAGGTTAAAGTTTCCATGTCTCTCTCCCTTCCCGTGTTTCGTTAGAGACAGAATAGGGGCTCTACGGCCCATTGTGAAATACTGTTTTGGAATAAGAAAAGTTTTCGTTATGCAAATAAAAACCCCAGCGTATGCCGAAGCAAAGAGGCCGGGGTCGTATAACGGGCTGGCAAGCTATCCACTATCATGCCGTAACGTTTGGTTATCAGCGGTCGCCGTCCGCTATGCCGCCTAGTGGTGGCAGCTACCACACGTAAAAAAACCCCGCTGATTACTAGCCGGGGCCGTGTTATTCACAGTATACACCTGCAAAGCTTTGGATAACAATCAATGTTATTGATCTCTAAAACTTTCCACCATATTGTCGGTCATCTCCATCAATGCCCGATATTGCATACTGTTCGGTTTGCCATCGCCCCTTCGCCAACGGTTGATCTGGTTGGTAAAAACTGGCGGCTCACCGTATGACGCCAGAAGCTCGCAAAGATCGCGCTCGACCTCTTTCCACTTTCGGTTTTCTATGCTTACCCATTCTTTTAGTGTGATCATGGCCCCTCCGAATAATGCTTGTATGTCCAGCGGGCACCGACAGCGAGCCCGATTCCAAACCCGATTAACAGCCAGCCGAACCACATCATAAGCTATAGAGCCCCCGAACCCAATTATGTTGAACCTCACCCAACCGCTTCAGCTCTTCCAGATACTCCCGCATCTCTCGCGGCGGTACGGCCATCTCCCGCGCCAGCTTTCCGCAGGTGCACGGCCCCCAGACTTTGAGGGCGTTTTTTACGTCTTGTGTGGTCATGGCTACTGCCTCCGATAACACCCCTGGCACGAGGGGTCAGTCTCACGGTAACTGTGGCCGCACTGTATCGGCAGCCATTTGGTTTCATGGTTCACCATAGCCCGCTTTCCGCACATCGTCCAGCCTTCTTGCATACGGTACTGGATAGCGGGGCTGAACGGCTTGTTGTGGCAGCTATAGCGGTGCGTTGGGCTTATGCACTGGTGGTTTAGGTCTTGTTCTGGGGTGTAGGTCATCCTCTAGACTCCTTAACCTTCTTCCGCTCTGCAATCTCTCTTTTCTTCGCCTTGCCATCATGCGGGCAATAACTGCAATATCCATAGCGCCCGCACGGGTTGCTGCCGTCTGGGCAAAGGTATGGCGGGCTGGTTATTTTGCTCATCTCCGCATAGCCTCCCGCTTCTCATAATCTTCTTTGCACTCCCCGCCATCATCGCAGAAAGCGCCCTTGCTTACCGGCTCCGAACAATTCCAGCATAAGCCGGTGTAGTAGTACTTCTGGTTCCGCCTGCGCTGTTCTGCCAATGCCGCATCGCGGAAAAACTCTTCGGCCTTGTGGCCCAAGTCGCCTTCATTCGCCATTCAAAAACCCTCCAAACCTATCCCTACCAAATTTATCAATACAATACGCTTCCGCCTCATCCCTCGACAGGCCCGACAGGCTGATCATGGTGACGGGGTGGCCGTCGATTATGGGCTGGTAGAGTTTTGTCATACCACCTCCCTCAATATCGCAAACGCCTTTTTGTGCGCGTGGCGTAGTTCCGCGTTTTCGTGTTGCAGCTCTAGGCACTTGCGCTCAAGGCGTTTGATTTGGTCTAAATGAGCGGCAATTGTTCGCTGATCTTTCGTGATTTTAACTGTCGCTCTATCTCTCTCCCTCTCGCCGTGCTGTTTCTCTCCAGCCCCAACTTTTTTAGCTGATGGTCGTTGTTGAGTAAGCATATCGCTATGGCCTTCCATGACGGAGCCCTCCCAGAAAATAACAGCTTGTTCGGCACTTCATCAGGGATTCCGTCAAAATAACATCTGTCCTGCCAGCAGTCCACATAAGCCCTGATCCTCGAAGTAGCGCATCTTCCATGCTTTAATTTCTCGTTCTGCTTCCTCATTTGCCAGATATTTTTGCTCATCTGTCAGATAACCCCATGCCTCTCTCGTTATGTCCTCTGGTATGTTGTGGGCCAGGGCAACCGCCGCGTGCCCCAACCATGCCTTTTGGTTTAGGTAAGGATCAGTCAGCGCATTAATACAGCTGTTTGGCCATTCATGGCAAACGCGCCTCATGTAGCTTCCGTATAGCTTGTGATCGCCCGTGAAGGCGATTGCCGTTTGAAGGGCGGACTTTTTGTCCGCCACCTCCCCCCACATGTTGTGTGCAATTTCTTCCCAGTCCCGATACTGACGCCATTGCTGTTTAAGCTTCTGCATCCCAGCTCTCCGAAAAGTCTTGATTTTGGAACAATGCCGCAACGCCTGTGATTTGCTTAAGGCGCAAAAGCTCATCAGGTGACATACCGATATGCTGACAGATCCATCGGTCACCTTTACCCATCTCTACCAGCTCGGAAACGATAGTGGACATAAGTTCAATGTTGTGTGTACCGCGCGCCCGGTTATGTCGGATTGTGGACGCCATGCGGTCGTGCATCTCTTTCTTGAGAACGACAACGGGGAGCATGCCCTTTTCACGCTCATAGATACGCTGAGAATCCCTCAGAGTGCAGTAACGGTGAAAGCCGTCAACGACTACGTATTTATCGTTTTCGTCGTCGTAAACCACCACAACCGGCTGAGTGTAGCCGTCCTCCCAGATTGACGTTTCAAGCAATGCCATTTCGGGCGGCGCTACACTATTAGGGTTGTAGTCGTTAGCGGTCACCTTCTCAATCGGCACACGCTTAACGTCATACACTGGCGATTTAAATTCATCTGCCGGAGCGTATGACCCGTCTTCCTGGTGAACCTCTTGACCAGTAAGCGGTGGGTTGAAGGTGCAGATCAGTACCGTTTCCTCGTGTGCCTCGAAGTAGTGCGGGTCGTTCTTGTCCAAAACATAGGTTGTGTCCGGCAAAATCTCGAATTCTTCTCCGGTTGCTGCATCCGTCAAAGTTGCATAACCAGAAACGCAATAGCAGGTTTCAAGGTGGTGCTTGTAATGCTGGAAAACTTTGCCAGCGTCAGGGCTAATAACCGTTTTGGTCATGGTGTAGCCCATTCCGTCCTCTTCAAGAAGAATCCGGTTGCTGATGCCTGCGTGAAACTCAACTTTACGGCTCTCTGGCAGGTCGTTTGTGTGAATCACTTTCATTTTTTGTCTCCCCGTACACTGCTGTACTTTTTCTGAATGGCTTTCTGGCGCTCTTGCTGGTGTTTTGTTGGTGCAAGTCCCAGATATTTACAGGTGTGATCATTTTTCAAAATTGTTATTGCAAAACGCTTCCAGCTTGTTACGTCGCTATTATGAGACTTAAGGCAATCCAAATGGTCTGGCGGAGTCGGAATACGGACGCGTTTTAGGTTGTTCCCGCCATGAGCGGTTGTTCCGTTTATGTAAAACGTAACACCGTTGTGCTTCAAGTCCTCCACGACTTCATCGGGCAATCCGCGCCCCACCCTTGCCCAATACTTGATTGACTGGATGAAGCGCTGTTTAAAATTCTTGGCAGACTCGCCAGGGAGCGTTTCAAGCAGGAATTTAACAAATGACTTCCATGTATGCCCTTCCGGCAACTTAAAGCTGTGATAGCTAAGCTGTTTGCCATAAGTGGCGATGAAGTTAGCTCCGCTCACCCTAGCACAAAGCCTTGCCCAAGTGTGGCCATCAATTACGCGATACAGGTTAAGGCTGGACTTCGATTCACTCATGAACGGGCTTGCCACTCGCATTTTCTCTACAGGAACGCCAGCCATGTAAAAAGTGTCATAGAGCTTGTTGTAATCCCACTCAAACTTGGCATTAGCAATCCAAATATCACGGGTTCGCCAATCATAAATTGGGTACACGTTGTAGGTGTGTTCTGTGTTTTTCTTAGTCCACGCCTTGCCGTAAAGCATTTCTTTGTCAGCGTTCATGATGGCGCGATAACGGTTAAGGCTTTCCTGGGTTCGAATACCAATCAAATTTGCAGTTCGCTTACCTTGACTGTACCACTCCGAAAACATGTCCCAGAAATCATCGTAGTGCATGTTTTCCTGGAACAGATCACCGAAGGGGTGGTTGTCAATGTTAACCACGTAATCCATATCTGGCATTGGTCGTACCCACCTGTGTTCATCGTTTACGCCCCAGCATTGCCAATCAATTTCATAGGATGAAACCGTGCAAGGCAACGTGATAGGCAGGCAACACCAATACACATCAAGATATTCGCGGTTGTTTTCAATCATCCGCTTCATGAAGTCCATGCTCATCTCATAGTTGGCTTCATTGTCCATGATCTGGATGCCGATTTTCTGCTTGATGCCCCGTTCCTTCATGTAGTCAAGGATTAAGTTAAGCATCACGCCTGAATCTTTCCCGCCACTGAATGACAAGTAGATTCTTTCAAAGTTGGCAAAAATGAAATCGAGGCGCTCTATTGACGCCTCAAAAACATTTCGCTCTGGTTTATAGACTCTATCCACAACTCTCTCCTACCGTTGAAAAAGCCCAACCGATTGGCCGGGCTGTGTAGATTTTCTAGCCTCAAATAACCGTAGCCCAGATGCCATGCTCAGCAATGTAAGCCTCTTTGGCTTTCTGCTCGTTGTAGCCAGCAATGGCTGCCTTCAGGAGCTTTTCTTTACCGGCCACAAACTCGGCCTTGGCTTCTTCGCGGGTTGCTGGGGCGTCGTTAAAGAAAGACTGCTCGCCTGTAAAGAATGAATCCAGCGGGCGGGCTTTTGCTGCTTCAACGGCGGCTTGTGCTGCTTTGATGTCGTTCAGTGTGTACATAGTGATCCCCCTTCGTTGTTGCGTTCTGTGTATGGTTTAAATATACAGCCGCACCACCTCCCTGTGAAATATCGTTTTTGAATAAGCGCTACGATTCTAATGCCCTCATAATCCTCTGCGCCATATCCGCCACCAACTGAGCCTCGGCATCGTTGGCGGGTTCTGGTAGCTGGATGGCCTTCACCGCCTCGACCTTCGCAGACAGGCGCTTGATCTCTTTGCGCTGCTCGTTGACTCTGGCCTGAGCCTGGCTAACTTCCGCTGCTCTTTGGGCCAGGGTTCTTTGCATTTGGGGGCGGTTCATTTTTGTGCCTCCAATGACTCAGCCTCAAGCGCTGCGTATGCCACGGCGTCCTCTGCGCTGTCCTTGTGGTAGCCTGCACCGCTATGCTGCCTGACGCGCTTCAGAAGGCTCATAAGAAGCCACCCCTCTGACTCGGTAAGGTCTTTTCCGGTAATGGCATTGAAGGCTTTGACGGTCTTGCCCATGCTACGCTCACCGCCTTCTTGATCGTACTGCTTGCCGCGTTCAGTCATGAGTTCTGCAGCTTCGTGCAGGAATGCTTCGGCAGTTCTGGGTTCCCCCGCTACACCCTCCGGCACACTCGCTGGCTCTAAGCCTAGTTGCTGGCGGGCAGATTTGTGTTCACTTTTGTTGTACCCGCGCTTGCCTTCAAAGTATTCTGAGTTAAACCATTCAGGGCAGTTATTTTTAAAATCCCAGCAAACTCTATCGAATCGAAGATCCCATTCGAAATTTGCCAAACATTTCAGGTCATCCGGCATCTCATCAATCGCGCTCATTTTAATCTCCTTGCCATTCTGGATGGCTTTTAACCAGTTCTGCAATCTCAAGAAATCGGCTCTCGCCAATCTCTTCCCTTAACGCGGCAATCATCAGTTCGTCGCGTCTATGTGTGATCTTCATTGATTCTTTCTTTCGCTTGTCTTTAATGTGACGGCGGATAATCTCACGATCTGCAATCTTGCAATCCTTGGCAAACTTTGCTTTATGCCGCCATCCCTTTTCTCGCGTGCCCTTGAACTCCTTTTCCATATCAATTTGATGACTTATTGCAATGATTTCTTCAGAAAGAATATCGTTCTCGTCTTCCAGCTCCTTGAGTGTTGCCGTCTCAAGCCAAGCTTTGTCTAGTTCGGTCATTGGTTTTGCTCCTTGTATTTGTCTAGTGCGTAAAGTGCCGCTTGTCTTGCGTTGCCTTGTTTGGCCGGATCAGTAGACATACCATGGCCAGCTCTGACGTACATCATTAGTGCGGCCTGCATCTCCTCCATCAACTCATCAGCCTTTTTGGCGAGGTTGGCGGCTTGCTCAATGTCATGGCTCGGATCTAATCCTAACGCATTAGTTTCTGCCGCCATGCCTACTGCCTTACTCAACGTTCCCACAACTCACCGCCCATTAATATCCATGTAAAACAAAAACGCCGCAATCAAAGCAATCGCATAGCCAGCGGTTACGGCGTATAGGCACAGTTTAAGTAGGTCTGGCATGGCTCACCTCTTCGGCGCATAGGGTGCGGATGTCTTGGGTGGTTTTCATTGCTCAACCTCGCCAATAATTAGGTTTGATCTAAGTTCTTTAGCTCTTTTGCCTATCAAATATCTTGCCGCCTTGCCAGAATTACTATTTCGATCAAACATGACCTCTGATTGTTGCTCAAGAATATAAGCGGATATTCCGGCTAGGCAGCCTGATTCTTGATTGCCAAAGCAAAACGGACATGTCATACCGCGCCTTATAAAGCTATCTTTTTTGCAGGTCATTGCTCGCCTCTCGCCTTTTTCAAAATCTCACTAGCAGCGTGCTGATCTTCTAACGGCAAGTGGTGCAGCTTTGCCTCTAAAAACTCATACATATCCTTTGCGGCACACATTACAGAAGCGTCAAACGTATTGTAATATCTGTCAACCATCCGCATATCAGCAATGACTTTGCCAGTTTTATCACCCATTGATCCGGTTCGAATGCAGCAATAACCGATGCCTGTTGCTTTTACCCACTCGCCTTCTGTAAACATAACTCCCTCCATAAATTAACCAACACCGCCCCGGAGGGCGATGGGTCATGCGTCGCCCAGCAGTTGCCGCTTATACCACTCCGGGAAGCCTTTTGTTGCTGCCTTCATAAATTCCTTGCGGAACATCTGCCAGAGAGCGTCCTTAACATCCTCCTTGCACTCTTCCTCAAGGTCTTCGTTCAGGATCTTCATTAGCTTGCCGATTTCCTTCGGCTCGCCCTCAAGTTCCCCGGCCTCCTTAAGCTTCTGGACTGCCTTCTTAAATCGGGCTTCAGTGTTGAATTGCTCGAAAAATTCTTGAGCATTTGACTTTCCAGACTTAAATTCCTTGTTGTGGCTGTGCTTTTCCTTGAATTCCTCAGTCACGAACTTGGCGGAATGGATCGGATAAACAACACCGGCAATCTCTACATCCTTAAAAGCCTTAACTACAACGCCTTCAGCCGTTGCGCCTCCAAGGTAAGATTCTTTGCCAATTAATTCTCGTACCAGATCGCCGTCAGCCTTTCCAGAGTGCAGCAGCGGTACGCAGTCAACCAGAATGCTGTCGGCTTCGTCTCGCATTTCGTCATAGCTCAACCAGCGGTGATTTTCGAGGTCGTAGATTGCAAACAAGGCAATGTAGTTTTTTGGAGTCCGCTCATAGGTAAGCGTGTTGTGCCGCTTAGAGCACACCGCCTCACCGTAGTAGGCGTAGTCCATGTTCAAATATTCCTGAATGGACTTAACGTGATCAACGGCTGGCTTGAATAGCTTTTGCGGGTCATCCTTGTCGATAACTGCGCCCTTGCTACGAACGATCAATTCATCGCCATAGAACGAAAAACCAAACTGTGATCCGTCTAGTTTCTCGGTAACCTCCACTTCAGTATCAAAAATACCCTGAGCCCACTTCGAGCCAAGAGCCCAGATTTTTGGGAATGACTTAATTCCTTTGCTTTCACACTTCATGCTTTTCTCCTAATCAATTTAACCAACACCCCAACCATACCGCCTACGGGGTTTGGCGGGAAATACTGTTTTGGAATAAGCGCCTGTGCTCTAATAACCGCTTGCATTCATCACGAACTAAGTCACGAATGTCTGGCGGCAACTGCTCCCCGGCTTGTTTCCGCTTATCCTTTGGCAAGTCAAGCAAGGCGCTTGCTCTGAAATACACATGGATTCGGATGGCGGATTGCTCAAACTCGCTTAGAGCGTCATAGGGCAGACTCCCGTCTAGGCAGGCCGCTATTCTGTCCTGAATTGTTCCCATGCCTTCACGGCCTCCATAGCGGCTTTCCAGCCCAATGCAACGCAAGCAAACCCGCCCGCGTCATGTACGGCTTTGAGGTAGTCAAGCTGGCCGGGCTGCCAACTGCTTTTTGTGTGGTCCATTCGCTTCATCTCGCAGGCAAACCCTAGAGGTATCACTATATCCGAAGCCCCAGGCTGCAATCCCATTGCCTTGTCTCTGGCTAGCTGGGCAAACTGCTTGCCGCTCCGCTTCTCTTCATTCTTTGGGTGTAGCGCGAGCCTGCCCCATGTATCGGGGTACTCTTTGCGCAATTCTGAAAAAAACGTGATCTGTTCCGCGCCTTCTTTTGGGCAATCCCCCCTGAAGCTTGTGTCTCCGTACACACGGAGCCAGTTAGGAAATCGCATCTGCTGCCCTCCCGTAATCGTAAATCCGGTAAAAGCCCGAGGTGGAGTCCTTCTGATACGTCACCGTTTCCGGAATCTCTACCCCGCTCTGTGTGGCGTCCATAAACTGCAAGTATTCCGCGTGCAGCCTCCCTCGTGGCGCTTCTGGGTGTAGCCACACACTGAAGGATCGCCATTCTGTCTCAAAGGTCACGAGCACGCATTCCTTGCCGGTTCTGGTGACAACTGGCTTTTTGTCCATGCTCAACACCTTATCCGTCTGTATCTGTGTCGGATCTCGCTTCATGGCCTTAAACTCAATCCGCAACTTCTCGTTCGGGTCGATCAATTCCCCGCGACACTCCGCGCAATACTTCGCCGCAATATCGTTTTCAGACTCACAGTGCGGGCAAGGCTTAAACGTCCACCGCTGGCTGCATTGTGTATGCGTTCCTCCCCGCTTAATCATCCCTTTGCAGCGCCTGCCGTAATGCCCAGGCATTGGCCCATGGTCGGTTTCTACTCGGTTGCCCGCAAGATCCATAAAGTAGCCGTGCTTGTCCAGCTGCAAACCCTCTGGGTTCTTCCTTGCGCTGAACTTGTTGATTGCGCCGCAGGATTCGCACTCGGCATCAATGATAACCTTTTCGCCGTTCGTCATGTTGGCGCTGATCTCCGGGCTGAAAATATCGCCATCCGGGCAATGGCGCTCCAGGTTTTCGGCATAGTCCAGAATCAGCACATCACGCTTGCCTTCATGGACTCGAAGCCCGCGCCCTATGATCTGCTGCAATAGCGCCACGGATTCTGTAGCCCTCAATATGGCCACTACATCGACGTGGGTAAAGTCCACGCCCGTGGTCATGGTCTGCACCGACACTAGGTACTTGAACCGTTGCGCCTTGAAATCAGCAACCAATCGCTTGCGCTCCGCTTTGCCGGTATTGATCTTTCCGCCGATCATGCGGCTAAGCCCAGGCGGCAAGCTCGCCATAATCTCTTCGGCATGCTGGACTGTTGCGGCGAACAGCATTACGCCCTTTCGTCCGGCGGATTGCCGCACAACGTCTGCAACAACGGCGGCAGTCTTCCGGCCATGCCCGACAAAGGCTTGATCAACGCTTGCAGACTGCCACTTGCCGGAGTTGTTCATAACAAGCCCGCTGGTGTCGTACTGCTCTGTACCGATTTCACCTATGACCGGCGTGGACAGATAGCCCTGATCAATGAGCAATCTTGCCGGGACGGTGTAAACCTTTTTCAGGAAGTACGGGTCTTTGGCGCAGTTATCGCCATTCAGGTTACCGTCTTCGTCCATTTGGTAGATGAACCCCTCCCCCAAGCGATATGGGGTGGCGCTCAAGCCTATAACGCGTAGATTCGGGTTGCCTTCCTGCATTAGCTCAATAATCATCTTGATGGTATTGGTGATCCCGTGGCACTCATCCACCACCACTGCGCAGAACTTTGCCCCCATGCTTCTGGCTACTTTCTTGAAGGTTCCAGGGGTCGCAAAAACGACAGGGTGGCGCAAACATCGGCCCCCGGCAGAGGCGCTGTAAACGCTTGCCGGGTCGCCAGTGGTCAGGTATTTCTCTCGGTTCTGCGTTACCAAGTCCGCATTGGGCGCAAGACACAAGACGTGCTTGCCGCTGATTCGGTGCAGCTCGGAAGCGAGGGCGGCAACGAGCCAGCTTTTACCCGATCCTGTTGCGGCATCTACCAAGCACGGGTCTACGCTTTTCCGCACCCACTCCATGACCGCATCGAAGGCGGCGCGCTGGTAGGGGCGGAGGTTGTTTAGGATCATGACCGCTTCCCTTTGCTAGCGTTGCAAGAACGGCAAAGCAGTTGATATACCGCCCGCTCGGCATGAAAGTGAACCCACAACCCCTCAAGCTCTGGATCTTCAAACCTGTCCAGAACCCTGAAGTTATCGTCGGGGATTTCTATTTTCGGCACGCCATGCAGCGCCATAAACTCCGAGGCTATAGTGTCAAACGGCGGCGCTACGTGATCCACTGTTATGTCATCTTTTGCACCACAAGATGCACACTCTTGAGGGCTTGCCGAGTCCCTGTAATCCCTCATATCTCGCCATATACAATGGCGCATAATGATTTTTGCCTGCTGTTCTTCGCTAATCGGTGAGATCAATTTGCGCCAGCTTCTCGCGGCCCACACGCCATCAATTTCGGTATGGAGGTGCCGGTAATCGTTCGGGAACATCGGGTTCATTCGTCGAATAGCAGCGGTTATCGGTTGCTGGCAAACGGCGGCGAACTCCATCACGTCGCCGTCTGGAAACGGCACATCCATTTCATTTCTGTCTATGATTTCGCGGGCTTTTTCGATCCTGGCTTTTTTGGTTATTTTTTTCACGACAACCTCCAATACTTACTAGCGGATTTCCGGTACGGCTCAAGATCCACACCTTTAAGCTCCGGCACTTTCTTGTAGTCAATCGCTCCCTTGCGCTCCACTTGCGTCAACTTCTTGCCACAGATTTCCGCGTCTTGCTCGTTTGCCAGCAGGATCAACGAGTCTAGAATTTCCTTTTTTCGCTGTGTGGCGCGGTCAATTGCCTCCACAAGCTCGTCGTATTCCTGGGTTAGCTTGGCCGCCATGTTGGAACTGATCACCTTGCGCTTCGGCTGCAAGTGGTCTGGGTTGTCAATCTCCGAAAGATAGCGTTCATGGAATCGCTTCAGCTCCGGAATGGCCCACTCCAAAAACAAATGGTCAACCTCCACTCGCTCCAACTTGGTGGCGTGCGGTGCCCACTGGAAGAAATGCGCCCACGTCCTGCGCGTGCAGGCCATTTCGATTTGCACTTGCGCGGCGTAATGCTCCTGCTCGGCTAGCGCCTTGAAATCTGCGCTGTTGCGCTTTCCGTACGGACACTTAATTTCCGCCACACCATCAGTGCCAATCAGTCCATCCGGAGATGCGCCAAGCCAATCATGTTCTGGATGGACAAAGAAACCGCATTCCTCCACGATGTTGCCGGTTTCCATTTGGTACTCGGCAATGGCTCCATCTTCATGGAAAGTGCCGTGCTGAGTCGCAACATTGCCTTTAAACTCCCGCTCTGCGCCGTGGTATGCCCGCACCATTTCGCGCAAAACGTCGTCCGCTGTCTTGTACTGGTTAAGGCCAAGGATTGCGCCCACATTGGAGCCGGTTACGCGGCCTTTGCGCTTCTCGAACCACTCGGTTGATCGTTGATTTTCCATTTTTTTCTCCGCATTGGGATTAGAAGGGCGGCGCTATGGCCGCCCGATTTCCGGTATTTTGGGTCGCCCCGGTCAGGCGTCAATTAAAAGGCACATCATCCTCAAATTCATCCTCAACCGGCGCAGGCGCAGGTTCGGGTTCAGGCTGCGCCACCTGCTCAACTGGCGTGCTGCCCTTGCGCGGGCTAACCGCCGCCACCCAGTTGCCGTTAATCTTGGAGCCGTCTTCTTTCTCGGTCTCCCAGACCATCAGCTTCAACACCATCGGCTTGTTGACGAGCGCAATAGTCAAGCTCTTATCCGTAGGCTCTTCGTTCGCCTTCATCAGCTTGCCACCCGCGTTCACGTCGATAGCCGCCAGCATGCGCCGCGCCTTTTCGGACTTCTTGGGGTCGCTGTCCAGTACTCGGATTTTCTGGAAAATCTTCCGCCCTTTGTATTCTTTCGGTGCGATGATTGACCAGCGCAGGCTGATATATCGGTCGCCTTCCCTTTCGTCCCATTTTGCTTCGTCGGGCGCTGCCAGAACATCGGTGTTATCTGGAATTGGCTCTAGGTTTCCGCCGCCAGATTCAAAGGTGCCGTCTACTTTGTCGTCAAAGTTAAAAAAGCTCATGCTACTTCTCCTTTCAGGGTTTCTACATAACCAAACAATGGGTTTTCACCTTCTGCCACCACCAAGTCTTCAGTGATGCCGTAACGGTTCTTTGAGATGCACGCGGCGGTGGTGTATGTCACCAGTACTCGGGTTCCGTCTGAGATTGCCTTTTTCCGCTCTCCGTCGCCGGTCGTGAACGTTTCTAATTTCATGTACGCCACAAGGTCAACATCATCCACATACGGCGCAGTAGAGCGCTTGCCAAGCCGAAGATCGTATCGGGTGTACGGGTCTTGGTCAGGAAGCTCGATGGTAACGGTGTCCGCATGGGCAATGAAGACGACGTGGATGCCTTTGGCGTTCAGGAGTCCGGCAGCCTTGCGCACCCTTTGATGCATCGCGGCAACCGCTGCCAGCCCCGCGCCGTAACCGCCCAAAGCCTGGTTAATACTTTTCGGCTTCTTCGGGTCGCTTTCGACAACGTTCTGAATAAACATGCGCTCAAGTGCGGTAATGGAATCAACAACTACAGTTTTGTAGTCGTGATCTTCATTAATCAGTGCCGTCATCTGGTCCCATAGGTCTTTCGGGCCGGACAGAACCGGGAAAGCGTCAGGGCGCTGGTCAGCCGGAATCGACTGCATGCCATCTTCGGCACGGATAAAGACAGGATTCGGAAAGGTTGCTGCAAGTCGGGTTTTGCCTACGCCAGCGTCACCGGTAATGGTGCAGATAATCGGGCGATTTTCCGGCTTCTTAGCCAGAGAAAGGATGCTGCTCATATTGTGTCTCCACATTGGGGTTAAATCGCTGCGCCTTGTTGCAGCTCACAAACACTATAAAACGATAACGCCACGGTGTCAACTATTAACAGCGAAATATTTTTCTGTTGTTTTTCCTTTGCCTGAACTCACGGCTTCTTTTTTCAGATAACCGGCCCCGACCAGTTTTTCGGCCATCTTGTCCACATCTTCTTTGCGGTATCTCCTGCACTTGTTTCTAAGCCTGCCGATGGTCTCCCCATGGTCTCCGGTAACGTGGCTCATGATCATACTTGCCAGCGCGTCCTGCTTATCCGTTGAGCTGTTGGCGTTCGCAAGTTTCATCTTTTCGTCTACGTCTCGCTTGACTAAGGCGTAAGCCCATCGCACATGCTCCGCTGTTCTCAGCCCGCCAGGGATTGCCAGGATCATGGACACCTTCGCCACCTGCTCATAACCCCGCCTCGGTATGGCGGTCAGCCCTGTCTGGTTTTTGGCGTTTTCCGCCATTAGGTAAAAGCCTTCTTCAGCTTCATCCAGTAGCATCTGGGCTTCCTTGGTGGTTGGGATTTCAACTCGGTCGCCAATACATTCCACTCTGTCGAATACTTGCGAATGCCCAGGCGCGTAGAGCTGTTGCAGCATGGCGGCAATATCATCTGGAACCGGCCCGCGCCTTACTTTTCCACGCGCTTTCGCTTTCGGGTTGTCTTCCCGCTCCCTGAAGATCAAGCTACGCCCCATAAACCCGTTGGTAGCCATATCGTGGTCCATCAGGTCGTTGAACCGCTCCGGCGTGGTTAGGCCAAAAATATTAAGGTATGGCCGCTCTATGCCGCTGTCGATGCTGTCCAGTTGTTTGGTCAGGGACTTCAGCCGCATTTCATCTTCAGCGGTGGCGGTGTTTTCCTCCATGCGCTTATTGATCCTTGCGCTTTCCTTCAGCAAAGACTCCTTGATTTCTTCCTTCAGGTCGCCCGTCACCATGGCATGGCTGTTTGCTTTGGAGTAAAGCGACATCAGCGTGCCGATAATACCTTCAAGGTATGCGGCGGTTCCCTTCGCCCTTGCGTTCGCTACCTTGGACAACTCTTCACCCAGCTCGTCGATGCTGTAGAAAGATGCTTGGTGGCGAGTCAGGTTTCGGTAAATCTCCTGCTCAGACTTGAACTTCCCGTGAGTGGCGGCGGCAATCCCGGCAGCCCTTGCCAGTTCGCCGTAACTTTTCAGTATGGATTCCTTGCCTGTGGCGGAACCGGAGACGCCAAACAAAAACAGGTTGGGAGTGATGTCATCCAGCGGGTCTACGTAGCGCATACCGGCAGCGCTTGAAACCGTCATCAATGCAGCGGCAACGGCAAGATATTCCCTCGGGTGCCGCTGACGCTCGTTAATCCATGCGGTGATTCGGCCCACAAAACCTGGCGGCCTCAATAGGTCAACCGTCGCATCCGTCAGCCCTGCCGGGACTTCCGGCGCGTCAAAATGCACATCACTAGTAAACTCAACCGGGGCGACCCAGCCCGCTTCCTCCGCGTAATGCATCAGCGTCCCGATGGTTACGGGATCTGCGCACTTCCCGAAGCTGTGCCAGCGGTTTTCAATTCTACTCTTTCCGCTCTTCCCGAACCTTTCGGACTGTTGCGCCCACTCTAGCCAAATATCAAACGCCTCTGGTATTCCGCCCGTTGCCTGGTGCAGACCCATTCCGATCCTGATGTACGTTTCATGGCCCGTGCTGGCGTCGTTAGGGATCGCCATCACCATCCCGCGTAGTTCAGCGGTGGAGAAATCAACAGCAGTGCCGTTAATTGTGGACCTGTGCCGTTCTGGTTTTCTCAGCGCTTGCAGAAGCGACTCAGGAGCCTCGCCAATGTCGTCAGGCTCACCCACCACCAGCTCGTACCGGTTCCCGCTTGCGTGAAGGCTTCCGGGGCCAACCACAAAGCCCGTAGACTTGAAGTCTATGCCGGGGTATTCCTTGAGCGATTGCACCAGCGCCGACTGCTCCGGCAACCGAAAGTAAAGATGCTTTGACTCCCCACCGCTACCGGTTCTGACAATCATCCCGGCCTTTGCAACCTCCGGCATATTCTCCAGCAGGCGATAATAGCTCTCCGCGCCGCCGTTTCTTTCATCCACGTCCACCACTAGGAGTTGGTGCATCAAAACGCCGTAGCCGGTGGCGAACTGGTCCATTTCCTCCATGGTGTCTAGCTGCTCATCTGACCACAGTGGCGAGTGCTGCCAGTTGGACGCTAGCGGGTGCTTACCGGCAACAGGACACTGCGGATCTCCACACGTGCACGCGCCGTTTTCTATAGGCCATAACGCAAATATCGGTATTCCGGCCTCTACGAACTCTCTGTATATCACTGGCGAGCCTCCAAGTAGTCAGATAGCGCCTTGATAGCCTTATAGGTAGGGTTTGCGTTCGGGTCGTCTCTGATCGCTCTAACCGTGTTGAAGTGCAGGCCGGTTTCTTTGGCTACCAGCCCAGGGCGGCGGTCTTGAAGTTGGCGGCGTATTTGTTCCAGTGTCATCATTTTCCTGCTCTCCTTTTGGCGTTAAATAGTCACAACAAGATACACCACCTTAAGGGGTTGCGCAACAGTGCGTTTTGGCGTTATATTGGTCTCAAGCCAGTAGTGGCGCGCTTTTCAGCGAATCGCTTAGTCGCTTAGTTAACGCTTAGTAAGCCCTACGTTAAGCGTTAATCCTTTCAGAATCAAACAGTTAACCATCGCTTAGTCGCTTAGTAAGAACCTAAAGACAATTTTTAGGGGGACGGGATTATTTTGTCTTTAACTAAGCGTACTATCCTACTAAGCCTTATATAATATATATATAAATCAATAACTTAAAAAAATTATCGCTTAGTAAATTGTCTACTATCCGTTAACTAAGCGATAGCGCCCTGTCAGGGTGTCACCACAAAATCACCCCAACACAACAATCATTCTCATTTGGGCGGGTGGTTATAAGCGGGCTGCTGAGTAGTGCAAAACGTTATTTGTGATCTAGCCTCAATTCCGCCAGAATGACCAAAACTATGGAGGCAACATGACTTACCAGATCAGCTTTAGTGGCGGCATGGGCTCGGCAGTTTCGGCCTTGGTCGCGTATGAGAATGGGCTAGACTTCAACTTGATCTTTGCGGATACGCTGATTGAGGACGAGGATTTGTATCGTTTTAATCAAGATGTCGCAAAGGCGGTCGGAAAAGAAATAATCCACCTGACAGACGGTCGCACGCCCTGGGATGTTTACATCGATAAGCGGTGGATTGGAAACAGTCGCACGGCTCATTGCTCGACAGAGCTAAAGACGAAGCCCGTTAAGGCGTGGCTGGCGGAGAATAGCAAAGAATCAGATCCGCTTGTTTTGGGCATGGATTGGAGCGAACAAGATCGGATTGATAGGGCTGCCGCTAACTGGGCTCCGCGCCCAGTCGTCAGCTTGCTGAATCGCTACAAGATCACTCGACCAATGTTTGAGCCAATGCTTAAGAAGCATGGAATACGAAAGCCTCGCTTATATGGCCAAGGATACGAACACAACAATTGTGGCGGGTTCTGCTGTAAGGCGGGGCTAGTTCAGTTTGAGCGGCTGTATCGCACTAATCCTGAGCGTTTTGCATACCATGAGCAGGAAATGGATCGGGCCATGTCTGAGATTGGCGAGACTGCCAGGCCGTTTTTGCGCAAGGTGCGAGATGGGGTAACCCATTACATAACGCTTAGAGAGTTCAGGGAAGAGCTAGATCGTGGCACTATGGAGCTGCCGATGTTTGACGCCAGCGGATGTGGGTGTTTCACGGACGAATAAGCAGGCACAGCTTAGAACCATAAGTTATTGGCAACCACACCCCAACCTATGGCGTAATGGTGGGGTAAACCAACTACAAGCAACGGAGGATTGGGAGTGAGCGACTACAAGCAAGCATTGATTCATAGAGAGGCCAGCAAGGCCGGTTTTCGTGGCAAGGTTAACGCGAAGTGCATTGAATGCGTGTATGACCCTATGGAGCCTGGAACGTGGCGAAAACAGACCGAGAATTGCCCTTCCGTGGCCTGTCCGCTGTATAGCGTTAGGCCTACCAGTTCCGGCGGGGATGAAGCAACGGAGGGGGAGGGATGAGTAAGCATACTGAGCTGGATGATCGGGTAATGCAATTTCAAATGTTGGAGTTGCCAGGGCAGCCAGGGATGATGCACATGGGCACATGCCACTTGGTGCAAGACTTGCACGGAGAGCTAAAGAAAAGCCAGGAAGATCGCGCCCGATTGGTGGATACTTTGCGTGATATGCTTGAGGTGTTTGGCGATGTTGAGGTTGATGGTTGGTCGCCAGTACATGACGCCCGCACCCTCCTAGCCCAACTAGACGGAGAATTGGAATGAGTGAGATTGATATTGAGCGGTTGAAGGTTGATGAGTCGCTGTGGCCGGAGGGGGCGATAGCATATTGTCAATCACAAGGTGTATTTTTATACAGAGGCAGCTGGCTTGAAGAGTGCTGCATGACTCGCCCCAACACAACCGAGTGGGTGGATGGGTTGCCGCCTGATAGTATTGCGGAGTTCCGCAAGGCGCTGGCGCTTAATCTGCAAAACTCAATCGAGGCCATTACAGGCGAGGCATTCGGGGATGATGATTCGTTGATCTTGGCCCATGAAATGATGGTCAAGTACGACATTTCAGACAAATTGAAATATACCGGGGATTAGCGGATAATGGTTGGTGCGCCTAGGGTAGCTCCCGAAAGCTGGAACACCGACCAGTTGGCGCACTTCTTTTCAATCGGTGACGACTATACGGTGATAGTTATGAAGATTTGCCTACCCATCGAAGAATGCAGAAAGCAGCTTTCTTACGATCCCGAAACGGGACAGTTTGATGGCCGATCCCCTTACAAAGTTATCAAGAAGAACAAGACCTACCTTAAGGTTTATATTTTGGGTAAGCGAGTCTATGCGCACCGTCTTGCCTATGCCCTGCATACCGGCGAATGGCCAAAGGGAGAGATTGACCATATTAACGGCGACTCAACGGATAACAGATTTTGCAATCTCAGGGATGTAGACAGATTGGAGAATTGCAGAAACGTAGGCCTTCAGCCTGGGTCGAGAAGTGGAATAATGGGCGTCAACTGGCACGAGAAAGGCAAGAAATGGAGAGCAAGGGTAAAGTCCGGAGGTAAGGAATTTTACTTGGGACTGTTCGACTCTAAGGGCGCTGCCGAATCCGCAGTTATTGCAAAACGAGAAGAGCTGGGGTTCCACGATAACCACGGCTCAAAATACAACCTGACGGAGAAGTGAGATGAACCCTAGCCGCTTTGCCAGATACTACGAGCGCCTGCCGTACACGATAGGCAAGGCGGTTGGATTTATCCGCGCTGGCCATGAGTGGAAACCAAAAGGCCGGATGATTGATGGCAAGTTTCAGGTCTACTATGAATCGGCGCACCTGAGCTGCTCTGGGGTTCGATATAATCGCTTGATGCGCCTGCGTAGGAGGCTACTGCAATGCCCATAACTTGGCACGCCAAAAACCACCACCTAATTGCCACGCGGGGTATTGCGAGCGTGTCGGTTGAGGTTCCGATTGATGGCTTCTTCTACGACGCCAGGAAGTGGCTGGGCTCGTTCAGGTTGTGCGTGACGATGTGCGAGGCTAAGCTGGCGGTTGAGGAGTGGAGGGCTAGAGCATGAAAACCGACCACATCTACTACCTAGCCGCCATAGTCGTACTAGCCTTGGCGGTTTGGGGGAGCAATGCAAGGGCTGAGACGAACATCTACGCCGGAGCCTGGAGCAAGCACCTGATCACGGACGGCGAGTATACGAGCAGCCATGATCTCTTCGCCGTTGAACATAATCGCATCTTTGTCGCACGTTTCCGCAATAGCTTCGGGCGCGAGAGCTACGCTTTAGGACGCACTTGGACATGGAGTAAGGGCGACGTAGAGGCTAAGGTTGTTCTGGGCGCTGTGCGCGGCTACAGGGGCTTCTATGGAGATTACGGCGACAAGACCAGAGTGTTGCCGCTTGTCGTACCGATGGTAAGCTATACCAAGTACAGGGTTCAGCCGACTGTGCTGCTGATGGGTGAGGCCCTTGCGTTCTCCGTGAGGTTTGAGCTATAGTCACCCATGACAATTGCATGTCCACGCCGTGAGGCGTTATGTAGTACGCACCCCGTTACGCGGTTAAGTAGCGGGCGCTGATTAGGGTTCTGAGAGCAGTCAGAGTCATGTTCTGACGGAATGCAGACAGCGGAGATGAGCGACCCGCCAGAGCCCTATTCAGTGTGGTGAATAAAACCTAGTAGCGCATACGCGCCAAACGGGGACGGCTTCGCCGATTAGCACCGGCCACCACACTCCCAATTCCCACACCGCAGGCAGGCCGGTAGCATCCATCTCTCTCCTTGCCCGCTACCAAAGCGGGCTTTTTTTGTTATACTAGGCGAAACCCTTATAACCGGAGCCTGACATGCCTCTAACATCTGCCTCGCCAGTCAGTATCACCGCTTCCAGGGCTCTGTCTTTGGCTTTGGGGCAGGGTGGTGGCGATCAACCATTATCTTTCGCAAAGATAGATGGGAATCTAAACCACGGTTCCCGCATGAAAATCAGCACAGACGGCACATACAACTTCGGCACTAAGCATCAAGCCGCCCCTGTGCTCTGGCTGTTTGGCTCAGAGTGTTACATTAATGGCGCTCCGTATGATGGCGTCGCCAACGCAGCAGACGGCTCCGCATTCCCAGCGACGCAAGGGATTGCAGCAACAGGGGAGGTCAGCAAGACTCGCCCGGGTCGCCACGGCTTGATTGATGCCGTCTTGCACGGCGCTACAACACCCAACGCCCATATGGATATATCCTACGGTGCGCTTGACCAATTCTCCCGGCCAAACAGTATTTTTTGTTCTTGGTGGGCGAGATACCCATTCAATACGGCGAACGTCTTTACTTTAGAAACTGTTTCGATTGTGGGTACTCCCAAGCTTTCCGCTGACGGCAGAGATGGAGACGGCGAAGAGTATTACCGCGAAGGATCTGGCGGCACGGAAGCAGAGGGCCGCTTTATCACTATTCTCGATGGCGCAAGCGGGGGAGAAGTGCCGGCGGGTACTGGCCCATGGCTTATGGCTGTCAGGTATAGCTGGGCTAATTCTATCAGAGGTCAAGTTCTAGTCGGTAAGACGAGCGGCGCCCGCGTGACAATGGTTGGAGAGGGTCCAACCTTCCTGGGTGACGGCTCCACAAAACATGCGAGAATCAATACCTCGCCAAGAGACTCGGGCGCACAGATCAGGTATGTCGCATCGCACCGAGCGGACGCATCAACCGCGTTTGTTTACAGCGCTGAAAACAACAACCTTTACCAAAACCGATCCTATTTCGAGCCTAATGCATATCCTTGGGGCGGCGGGCAAGACTCCTTCCCAGGATGGGTTAATCAAGTGATATATCTTGATGGCAGCGGGCAACAAGATCCGCAGTATTTTGTCGATGACCACTACTACGATTTTCTAAAAACACCGAACGCAAGTACGTATAAGGCTGCACTGAGCCGGGGTGGGCTCGTAGATCAGCAGGACGGCCTCATTCCGCTTTCAAGAATTGATGAGACTTTAGGTAGGATGATTCCGCAGGTTGTCGGCTTAGGTATCAGCGTGGGTCACCACTATAACCACGATATGACCGAGGTTGTTATTGACTATCAGCCTCATCGAGTGGTTCTAGGTAATGCGCCAACGTGGAATGCGGTCACTCAAACTGAAATACAGCGCACCATAACTTGGTCACAGTCACAAATCGAATGCGCAATAAACAAGGGTGATCTATCTCAGGCCTGGCTTTACATCCTTACTTCCACGGATCAGCCCCTAAATAATAACGGCGTGGAGTTCGCATAATGAGCCAGGTTATAGGCGTAACTGGTTCATCAACAACCAGCCATAGTCAAGCGAGAATCACATCAGATACACCCTATGCGGTAGTTATCGATCAAAACCAGCAGATCAACAACATTTTGGTGTATCCGTTATCCGGGACTACATCTATTACCTGTGATGTAGCGCTGTACGATGTGACAGGCGTTACTACCGACTTTTCTAGCGCCCCTAGAGTGCTTTTCTTAAGCCAGGTGACCTTTGATGTTCCTGTTGGCGGCCATCTTGGTATCAATGGCGGACTACCGATCGATATTTCGGCGCTTTCCGGCAAAAAGGTTGCGATTACTGCCAACAATGTAACAGCGGGTATCCTAGGCAATATCGCCAGCTTTTACACAAATGCCAGTCGGAGTGGCGGGGATGCTGTGTCGCTGCCAGACCCTTGGGGGTACAGCACAGCAACAGCCCAAGCTGTATGCATCTACGCAACAACAGAAACTGCGTTAAGCGGACCCTCAATCACCGCAGCCGACGACATCACAGCAGAAGGCCAGACAGCCACGTTCACGCTGTCAGGCAACACGGAAGCACCGACAGGCGCAACCCTGAACGGCACAGACGTTGGCACGCTCACAGACGTAGGCTCAGGCGTTTACAGCTACACCGCACCGCTGATTGCGGATGATGCAGCAGCAACTCTTTCGGTCTCTGTTGACGGCACAACGGCAGATACCACAATCAGCTACGCCAACAGCCTGCCATACGCGCTAACGGCACACGCCGAGCCTGACGCCAACAGCGTTATGTTCGGCAACCAGTTTGCCACGACTGGGGCTGTGGAGCTGGCTGACCCTGTACTGGTCTCAGGCGATGCAGGAGCCGCAACGATTGATTGGGCTGCTATGGACGCGGCGCAAGGCTGGACGGCGGATATTAACACCTACGCCACGGCCAATGAGGACGGGACTCAGACTTGGGAGTTTACCTATCTGATTGCGGAGACCAACCAAACAGGCACCTTCCAGCGGACGTTTACGGTTGGGGATGGTGTTATAGTGGTGACAGGTGGCGGGCGTCGTGTAGGCGTCCGGCCAAGTATCAGAAGCGCCATCAGACCGGCGATTAGTTCAGCAATTCACGAGGGTTAAGGCATGACAGCAATTACAGACATTAACACCAACGGCGATTCATCTCAGGTAATCACGGCGCGTGGCATGATGGGCGTTACGCTCAACGGCACATGGAACAGCGCCACAGTTAGCCTGCAAAAGAAGATCGGAGGGAGCTGGTACACGATCAAGGATTACACCGCAAACGCCAATGACGTTATCGAAAGCGTAGGCTCCGCGACGTATCGGTTTAGCACCAGTGGCACGCCGTCGATTATTTGTGAGGTGACGTTTGACGGCCCAGGTAATGGAAGTGTTGAATGAGCTACGAAGTACAGTTGAGCGAAAAGAAATCGGAGTTTTGCCGCCTTCTGGTATACGAGCGTATGCCTCAGTACAAGGCGTATATGGAAGCTTTTGGCGCTAACAAGGTCACCGCCCCGGCGGAAGCAAGCAAGCTTATCAGGCAGCCAGAGGTGCAGGCTGAGATTAAGCGTTTGCGGGACGAAAAGAGCAAGGACGCCGAATGGGAGTTTATGGACTCAATCTACGCACTGAAAGGCGTTATTGCCCGCCCAGAGAAGCATTCCGATTTGGTAAATGCCGTCAAAGAGATTAACAAGATGTTAGGCTTTGAAAAGACCACCATCAACCATATCTCCGAAGATGGCAGTATGACGCCAAAAGCTGTAGACCCAGACTTAGTGAAAGCGCTTGCGGATAAGCTGACCGACTGATGGCAGTAAAGGCGATTGAATGGGAGAACATGGGCGCCAAGGAGCAGCTGGCGCTTGCGGCGGCGGGCGAAACTAGCCCGCTTGCCTTTACCGCTTTGTGGTTTAATGTCACTCAAGGGGATAGCTTCCGAACAAACTGGCATCACCACTATTTCAACTGGGCAGCCGAGAAAATGCTGTCCGGTGAGTCTCAGAATACTATTATCAACATCCCCCCTGGGGGCACAAAAACAGAGTTCTGGTCTGTTCACTTGCCAGTGTACGCAATGGTTAAGTTTCCCCGCGTTCGAATCCTGAACACCAGTTATTCGAAAGATCTTGTTAACGAAAATAGCGAACGATCAAGGGCGCTTGTTAAGTCATCGGAGTTCCAGCAGTTTTACCCGCTACGAATTGGCAAAGATAAGGTTGACGACTGGACGGTTGAGCGCGAAGGCAAGCGAGTACACCAGCTTTTTAGTCGCCCCTCTGGCGGACAGATTACAGGCGTCCGTGGCGGCTACATGGGCGATGGATACACGGGCCATATTCAGGCGGATGACTGGGATAAGATTGACGACCTATTCAGCGAGGCAAAGCGGAAGAAGTCGCATACCCGTTTGGTGAATACGCTCCGTAGCCGAAAAGCTCACAGCGGGACGCCATTTCTTGCAGTTCAGCAGCGCGGACACATAGACGACTCTACCGCCTTCTTGCTCGCTGGTGGCATGGGTTTGTCGATTGATCTGCATATCAAGATACCGGCGCTGATTAATCAGGAATACATTGACTCCTTGCCAGAAGGCATTAGAGAGCGCTGCATCAGAGATGTGTGCGAGTCAAAGCGGGTAGATGGCAAATGGTCGTACTGGCCAGCTAAGGAGTCAATTGATGATCTGGTGGCGTTGAGACAGGCTCATCCGTATACATTCGCCAGCCAATACATGCAAGATCCTGAAACGCTAGATGGCGGAATATTTAGTGCTGATGATTTCCTTTACTTTGGCGATGTGAATAGCGGGGCTGATATTCCTGAGCCAGAAAAATACGAATATCGGATCATCACGGTTGATACGGCGCAGAAAACCAACGAGTGGAATGACTGGACGGTTTTTGCTGAATGGGGCGTTTACGAAAACAGAATATATCGCCTGTCATATCAGCGCGAAAGAATGGAAGCGGCACAACTTCGTAAAGACTTTGAGGTTTTTGTGAAGCGAGCGTTTAACAAGAACGCCTCGCATGGCACGCTTAGAAAAGTCATGGTTGAGGATAAGTCCAGCGGCACGGGCTTGATTCAAGAGGTCAGGGGGCGGTTGCCCATACCCATAACGCCAGTGCCAAGGCAAAACGATAAACTGACTCGCGCCATGGACGTTCAGGCATTCCACAGAGACAAGCGTGTAGTCTTGCCTTACGGCGATAACCAGAATTATGAGCTAGTGGCAGAGGTGGCGAGTTTTGCGCACGATGATAGCCACAAGCACGATGACCAGACAGATGTTATGATTGACGCGCTATATGTTACACTTGTCGATAGTGGAACCGAGGCCCCAACCCTAATAGTAGGCTACTAACATGGCAGAATTCGACCCGACCAAGCAAAGCCCGGACGCCGAGGCAATGGCGGATTATCTGGAAACCGTTGATGATGTGGTTAGCGGCATTCAGGCCATGCGCCAAAACTTTCAGAAGTACGTGCCAAAGTTCCCGAAGGAGCGTAAAGAGCGCTACCAGCTCAGAAAAGAACTGAGCAAGATGACCAACGTGTTCAGGGACGTACTGGAAGGATTGGCATCCAAGCCGTTTAGCCGAGAGGTTCAGGTAAAAGAACCGATTGGGCCAGCGAAAGACTTGATTGAAAATATCGATGGGCGCGGCAATCATATTAGCGTTTTTGCTGGGGCAGCTTTCTTTCAGGCCATTGCGGATAGCATCACATGGATTCGCGTAGATTACCCCGCTGGCCAAACATTCAGGAACCGCGAAGAAGAGCGCGCTGCCGGAGTTCGTCCGTATTGGGTTCACGTCAACCATAAAGATGTTCTTGAGATTCGCTCAGAGCGCCAAGGCGGTGGCGAGAAAATCACCTATATGCGCATGTACGAAAGCCCTGGCGTTATTCTTGAGCTTTGGGAAACAGAATGGCGCAAGTGGGAGAAGGACGAAAACGGCGAATGGGTTGAGGGTGGTTCTGGCCTGATCACTATTGGTATGGTGCCAATGGTTCCGGTGATCACTGGCCGACGCAAAGGAAAAAGCTGGACTTTCTACCCTCCCATGAAAGATGCGCTTGATGCGCAGGTCGATCTGTTCCAGCAACAATGCGCCCTGAAGTTTGCTGAAACCATGACCTGCTTCCCTATCTTGTCTGCTAATGGCGTAAAGCCAGCGGTTGACGAGAACGGCAAGCCTATTCCGCTTGAGATTGGCCCGGACGCGGTTCTGTATGCGCCACCTAACGCCGAAGGCCAGCACGGCTCATGGGAGCGAGTAGAGCCCACTACAGCCAGCTTGAAGCACCTTGCGGAAGGAATTGATAGTCAGATCAAAGAAATCCGAGAGATTGGGCGGCAACCACTTACTGCGCAATCTGGCAATCTGACCAGAATCAGCGCTGCAACCGCAGCAAGCAAGGGAAATAGTGCGGTTCAGCAATGGGCGGGAATGCTGAAAGATGCGCTTGAAAACGCGTTGATGATCACAAACCTTTGGCTTAACGACCGCACGGAGCCCGAGGTTGACGTATTTACCGAATTCCGCGCTACTGACGAGGATAGTGACACTCTACAGCACTTGCGGGAAATGCGGGCCAATGGCGACCTTTCACGTTTGACGCTGTGGGAAGAATCAAAGCGGCTTGATCAGTTGTCTGAAAACTTCGACCCTGAGAAAGAGCAACAAAGACTATTGGAAGAGCTGCCGGGAGGCGGCGAACCATTAGGCAGCGACCTGCTGTAACTAACGCCCGGATGGGCAAACCATGAAAGAGGCTGGATAGCTATGAAACTGAAGACTGTTGAAATCGAAGGCAAGCAATACGCCGAAATTGATAGTGAAGGCCGCGTACTGTACGACAACAACGGCGAGGAATTCGCTTTTGATGCGGCACAGACTTACGGAAAGATTCAAGAATTGCAGCGCGAAGCAAAGACTAATCGCGAGGCAAAGCAAGAAATGGCGGACAAGCTGAAGGCGCTAGACGGCGTTGACCCTGAGAAGTATCGGGAGGCCGTGGCCGCGCTTGAGAAGCTTGATCAGAAAAAGCTGCTTGACGCGGGCGAGGTTGATAAGCTGCGCAAAGAGATTGAGGACGGATGGCGCCAGAAGTACGAAACCGATGTTGGCGATGCTCAGAAACAGCTTGAACAGCTCCGCAATCAGTACAACGGCGAAAAGCTGGCCAGCGCGTTCAATGGGTCTAAGTTCATCAAAGACAACCTAGCCGTTCCTGCCGACATGGCAAAGGCTACCTTTGGCGACCGGTTCAAGATTGAGGATGGCAAGCTGGTGGCTGTTGATCAGTCCGGCAATACAATCTACAGTCGCAAGAACCCTGGCGCACCAGCTGACTTCGATGAGGCAATGTCTCAGATTGTCGAGTCATACCAGTACAAGGACAGCATTCTGAAAGCTTCCAACCATCAAGGCACAGGCGGAGATGGCGGCGGCGGCGGTCAGAAGCGCACCATTACCCGTGACCAGTTCCAGAGCATGGCGCCTGCCGAACAGGCTAAAATGGCTCAGGCTGCACGTGAGGGAACGGTGCAGATTTCGGAATAAGTCTTTGTTAGCTTAGACCTAAACGTTATTGGACGTTGACCCGCTCAGGGCTTAGGCTTTGGGTGGGTTTTTATTCATTAGGAGAGAGATATGAAGTGCACGGCAAAGCATCTTTGTAATTGTGGGGTGGCTACCCATGCGCCACATGATACTGGGCAAAATGGCTGCCAAAGAGTAATGGCTAAGCCCCCGATGCATAAGCCTGAAAATGCCGGCACCCATTCCGAATGGGATATTGGCACGCATTCGGTTTCTGACTATACGCTAAAATGGCAGAGAGGATACAGGCAGTATAGTTGTGGCTGCTGGACTAAGGCGAAAGAATCAACAAATTCACTACCAGATGAATTTGGGTAATTTACAGCCCTCCACCGCGAGGGCTTTTTATGCCCTGTCAACCAAAACTTTGACATATCAATTCAACCTGTTATAACATACCATCATAAGCCATTGGCCCGGATGGGTCAGGCGCTAAATAAGCTCGGATGAGCGGCAACTGACACCATTTGAATTAAATCAATGAGGCCCTAACATGGCGAACACTCTGACTAACCTAATTCCCGACCTGTATGCAGCTCTGGATCAGGTCTCCCGCGAGCAGGTAGGCTATATCCCTGCCGTTTCCCGTGACTCTACCGCTGAACGTGCGGCTGTAGGTCAAAACGTTTACTACCCGATTACCCCGCAAGGTAATGCGCAGGATATTTCTCCGGCCATGACCGTGCCCGAGCCGACTGATCAGGACATCGGTAGCGATTCCATTGTGATCAGCAAGGCCCGCGTAGCAGAATTCGGTTGGGTTGGCGAAAGTCAGCGCGGCCTGAATACCGGCCCAGGCTACATGACCGTTCAGGCGGATATGATTGCCCAAGCCATGCGCAAGCTGGTGAATGAAGTCGAAACTGACATTGCTGTGGCTGCTGCTGCTGGCGCCTCCCGTGCCGTTGGCACTGCTGGCACCACCCCGTTTGCCACTAACGTGTCTGCCGTCTCTCAGTCTCGCAAGATTCTGATTGACAACGGCGCGCCGAACATGGATCTGAACCTTGTTCTGAACTCCGACGCAGGCGCCTCTCTGCGCACTCTGTACGGCATCAACACTGACCGCGATTGGTCAAGTGCTCCGATGTCACAGCAAGGCGTACTGGCTACTCCGCACGGCGTTTCTATTCGTGAGACTGGCCAGCCCGTAGCACACACCGCAGGCACCGTTACTGACACCACCGTAACCGGCGCTAACGCAGTGGGCACCAAAGCTATCGGCGTCACTACCGCTGCCACCACTGGCGACGTAACCGTAACCGCTGGCGATGTCATCACCATTGCGGGTGACTCTAACCAGTACGTTGTTGCGGCTGGCGTGACCATCGGTGCAGGCACTACCGGCACCATCACCATTCAGGAGCCTGGCCTCCGAGTGGCGACTACCGGTTCCGAGGCTATCAGCATCGTGTCCGACTTTAACGCAAACGTGGCGTTCTACCGTGGCGCTATCCAGCTGGTGACTCGTGCCCCTGCCCTGCCGCAAGAGGGCGATATGGCGATTGACACCATGATGCTGCAAGACCCGCGCTCAGGTCTGGCCTTTGAGGTTCGGGTGTATCCCGGCTACCGCAAGGTTCGGTATGAGATCGGGCTGGCGTGGGGCGTCAAGGTCACGCAAGCGCGCCATACCGCACTGTTGCTGGGCTAATATAGACAGCGCTAAGAAGCCCCGCCAAGTGCGGGGTTTTTTATTGCCTGCCACATGCTACAATATAACAAACCCATCACCACGGAGCGCACACATGGCACGCGTTGAAACCGTCGAGGTTAACCGTAACGGCACCAAGGTTATCATCAACAAGTCTGATTTCGATCCGCAGAAAGATACCCTTTGGGGCGAACAGAAAAAGCCCGAGCCTAAAGAGCGGCTTATGTCTAACGATCAATATCTTTCCGAGAAGTACGAAGAACTGTACGGAAAGAAGCCGCACCACAAGATGAAAGCCGAAAGCATTAAGGCGGCTATTGCCGAAAAAGAGGCTGAGTGATGAGCTTCTACGGCACAGTAGCTGGCGCTGATACTTACCACGAAGCTCGTGGCAATACGGCATGGGCTTCTGCCTCGACTGAGGATAAAGAGGCAGCCTTATTGCGCGGCTCTGAGTACATTGACGGCGCATACCGCACGGCTTTTCAGGGGTATCGCACAGAGGGCCGCGATCAGGTCAGGGAGTGGCCGCGTGATGAGGCTTACGTCTTTGAAAAGTGGGATTGGGTTCTGCTTGATAAGACGGCTGTCCCTGTTGAGGTTGAACAGGCTACGTATGAGGCCGCGCTAAGAGAGCTTGCCTCGCCTGGATTCTTCACGCCAGACTACACGCCGGGCAAGAACAAGAAATCTGTCCGCGTTGACTCTATCGCCGTCGAGTACTGGTCTGATGAGCAGTACCCAGTGGTGAAGAAGCTGGACTTTATTCTTGCCCCATTGATTGCCTCCGACGGCTATCGAGATAATCCGCTTTCTGGCAAGGTGACACTGGCATGACTTGGGGGTTTCCGCAAAGCCTGCAAACGTCAAACAAGACAGGGATTGCTCGCGTTCAGGTTGATGTTGGAAATACTGGCTTCTTTGACAACCGAGAGGTTCGGTTTTTCAGGGAAATGACCATTCCTACCGGAGAAAGCCGCTGGAGTCGCGTCACGGTTGATGGGTTGGGCTTCGGGATTATCCTTCGTCTGCAAAAACTCACAGTTGATGGCCGCGCTTGAGAATGGGATTAATTGAATGACCACTATCGTTTATGACCACAAGGCACGGCAGATAGCTGTAGATGGGCGCTATTGTCGACACGATATAATAGTTACCGACAAGGCCGAAAAATGGGTTGAACGGGACGGTGATTATTGGTTTTTTGCAGGAACAGTAGCCGATCAGGAACGATTCATTGAGCAGTTTCTGTCGGACAATCCGCAGAGAATGTCTATAGATTGCTGTGCGCTAATGGTTAGAGATGGAGATGCTTTCCATTGCGTCGTTGGCGAAGATGGGAAGCCCATGGCGGCAAAGCTAACTTACTCGGATAGTATGGGTTCAGGGCAGGAGTTTGCTATTGCAGCTCTTGATCATGGTAAGACCGCAAAAATGGCCGTAGAGTACGCCATGACAAGAGACTGTGCCACAGGCGGCAAGGTCAGCGTCTTCGATGTTGAGAAGATGGAGTTTATTGAATGAACTTCTACGAAGAAATGCAGGGCGTTGCCCGAGAGCTGCTAACGGAATTCAACCAAGGCACCATGATCTATCAGGAGCCAGACACAGAAACCGGCCCTGAGTACAACCCTGTCCTGACGCCAGGGGCAGAGCATCCGGTGAGCGGCATCAAGGTGTCAGGCAACCGCAAGAACACCTACATCGACGGCGGCTATATTCAGGCGAGCGATTTGATGATTATGCTGCCGGAGTTCGGAACTACGCCTACCTTGTCCGGCAAGATGAAAGTAAACGGCACCACCTACCAAATCATCATGGTTGACCCAATCACCGAGGAAGTGCCGCCGGTTGGTTGGTATATTGGGTGCAGGGTTTAGAACAAAACGGTATTAGACAGGAGGCCCGAGCTTGGTTATGGTGAGTTTGGGTTTTTTGTTAACTAGGAGAGAGAAAAATGGGGAACAGTATTGAAGATGCTGAAATGTCAATTATAAGCCTTATGGAGTCGGCTGACACCGAATCGGTTTTAGTTTCTGGAACACATAGATTCGGCGGAAAAAAAATTGATCGAATTGATGCGGGGAACGCATTGCTAAAGTTTTCTAATATGAAACCAAGTTCTGCTTTTGCCTTTGATATGCGAGACACCGAGCGACTGTATACTTATGATTACAGAATGCTTGTTTCAAGTTTTCCAGATTTGATTGGTGATCAGGCTGAAGTTTTTGTCAAAGAAGTCGATTCTGATTGCGTTAAGTGGATTGGCCTAAGGGCTTGCAAAAAAGCGCCCAAAGGTGTTTGCTCGTTGCCTTCGGCTAAATTTTTCTACGAATATCACTTTAGAAGCATATTCCCAAATGGAGTTTCAGAATATTCAAAAAGGTGCGTTGCTTTTGGCTCGGATGGCAGGCCAATGCCAGTTTGGGGCAGGGGCAGTCAATTGGGCAGCGAAAGAGAGATGTATTCTTCCATTTTAATTGCTTCGATAATTGAGGATGCAACCAGAGCGGACTGCGCAACCGCCACCATCCATGAAGATGTATCACTGACATTTCCGCTTGGGCTAGACGCATATAAGGACTTTTTCAGCTTGAGGGATGCTCCAAAAACAAAAAATGGAAGGCGAAAGGCGATAGCCCACTGGGTTGCAAAGCACAAGAGAAAGGTAAGAGATTCGGAAACATCGGTAAAAAAACACAAAAGAGGAGTATCAGAATTGGATATTGGGGGGCTCAAAGTTTCTCTAACGTTAAACTAACCACCCCGCCCGCACAACGCGGGCTTTTTTGATATACTGATCACGCAGACAGACAGGAGAAAGGCATGATCTATTTAAAATTCAGTGGCAGCAAGCAAGACGGCCCCATTAATCAGCGCGTAATCTGCACCAATGATTATTGCGTAGCGCCTGACGATAACGGGCTCCGAGTGTATTACCAAGCCGGAATGTGGGAGCGCCTTTCAGAACATGATTGGCTAAACTGCTTTGTCATGAGTGAGTCAGGGAAGACGATTGACAGGCTTGAGGCTCCAGCATGAAAGACTGCGCGCTTTTGGTTGTAGGCGTAGCGTTAGTTGCAGCGATGGCTTTTGGCCTTGCCAGTATTGGCGAGCCTCAGTCCTCATGGCTTGTGTGCGATATTATGGGCTTTGAGTCCGTGTGTCGCTGATTGGAGTGGAGGGAGTTATGGAATCACTAGAGAAAACCGTTCACGATAAGTTACAGGATTTCGCAAGGGAGCTTGCCGACAAGCATGGCGTGATGATTTGTGATGTTACGTTCTGCTGGACATATACCCTATCAGGAGAGGCTATCTTGCTAAGCACAGACGTAAAGACCGAGAAGCATGGCCGCTAACCTCCTATCCATCCAAACCGCCCAAGAACAGGCAGTTTTGCGCGCCTTCCGCTCGGCGATTCAGTCCGTCCGAGACCAAGCCGTCATTCAGGAAATCGTGCGCCTTCTGGAAGTCGGCAATGTGGATGGGGTTATTGAGCTTCTGCAATTGGACGAGGCCACGTTTAGCCCGCTGGAAGAGGCTATCAGGCAGGCGTATCGGCAGGGTGGGTTAACGGGTGCGGAGCAGATCGGAACTATCCCGCTAGAACTTGGCGCTGTTCCCGCACGGTTCAACATGGCCCTTCCCAGCGCTACACAGTGGCTCGCTAACCTTTCGAGCCGCCTGATTACCGAGGTATTCGACGAACAGCGTCAGATGGTGCGAGAGCGGCTTACAGAGGCGGTGCAGCGAGGGATTAACCCGCGCCAGTCTGCGCTAGACCTGATTGGTCGGATTGATCAACGAACCGGCAAGCGCGTGGGTGGCTTCATTGGCCTAACATCACGTCAGGCCGAATGGGTAGCGCGGGCGCGGGACGAACTGGAAAGCCTTGATGGCAACTACTTCAACCGCGAACTGAGGGATAAGCGGTTTGATTCTGCTGTGCGAAAGGCTATCGATGAAGACAAGCCACTGAGCCGCGAGCAGGTTAATCGCATGATTACATCCATGCAGGCCAGAACCCAAAACTATAGGGGGCAGGTTATTGCCAGAACGGAGTCGATTAACGCCTTGCGCGCCGGACAGTTTGAGGCAATCAAGCAAGCGGCTATCAAGGGCGATATTGATCCGCGTGACGTATCGAAGGGCTGGGATTCCTCACCCGATGCACGCACAAGGCTGGATCATTTGCAGATGGAGCAGACTTACAGGGATAACCCTATCGGCCTTGAGTCTGCGTTTATCGCACCGGACATGAGCCGGATGATGTACCCTGGCGACACATCATTAGGTGCTAGCCCGTCGCAAACAATTCAGTGCAGATGCAAGGCAGTATACCGGATAGACTTTGCAAACTCTGTTCGGCGCGTGGAAGGATTCGGCTGATCTTGTTATAATGAAAATGCACGGATAGGACGGCCATCCGAAAGCCAGAACGCTACTGGTTTCCGTGCATTCTTCTAGCGACCACTTGAGCGGAGTGCGTATCTTGAAAGACTTATCCACAGAATGCATCCATATACTGCCAAGAAGTTCTGCAAAAATGGCAGGATTAAAGAGATATTTTACTGGTAAGCCATGCCCTAAAGGTCATGTTTCTGAAAGGGTTACAAGGAACGGAGAGTGTAGGGCTTGCGCCGTAGATAGGTCAAGAAATTATGAGCGCGAGAACAGGGAGGCTAGAAACAAAAAGAGTAGGGAGTATGCCAGAAGAAACATAGACAAGATTCGAGAATACCAAGCAAAAAATAGGAAGCACCTTTCCAAGAAAGCGCTGGAGTGGCAGAGAAGAAATAGAGATCGAGTGCTTGAAGCGAGAAGAAAAAGATATTGGGATAATATAGACGAATCAAGAAGAAAGAGTAGGGAGTGGAAGCAGAACAATCCAGAAAAGACAGCAGAGTTAAGGAAGAGGCATAGAGAAAGAAGATTGGCGGACACCAGAAACAGAAGAGCGAAAATAAGGCAGGCAGAGGGAAGCCATACCAAGGATGACATAAATTTGCTATTCTCTGTACAGGATGGCAGATGCAATTGCTGCCGAGAGCCGCTAGAGGTATTTGGCATAAACAGATTTCACGTAGACCACATTATGCCAATATACTTGGGAGGGACTAATGGCCCTGAAAATCTACAGCTTCTTTGTCCTTTCTGTAATATGAGTAAAGGAAATCAAGATCCGTACGAATGGGCGGAATCTAACAGGAATATCCTGATGGCCTGGATTGAGCAATATGGCTAAATTCTCAGACCAAGTAACAGCATGGGCGCGTAAGTCTGAGCAACGGCTTACCGCCGTATACAGGCAGTCAATTCAGGATCTTGTGGAAGAGGCCCAAGAACGGGTAAACGTTGATACCGGATTTTTGCGCTCAACTGGTGATGCAGCTATAGGTAAATTGCCAGTCGGCCCAACCACAAATGAAGGCAATGCTGCTCCTATATGGGATGCGCAGGCAGCGCTGTTAGTTATTGCTCAGGCAAAACTTGATGGCCCGCCCGTATTCTTTGGATGGAGCGCGGAATATGCCAGCTATGTCGAGGAAAGATTCGGCTTCTTGAGGTTATCGGCCCAAAACTGGCCACAAATCGTCAACAAGGCCGC